TGGAATATTCCCAAAAGAATCCAGGCCCAACAGCGCGGAATCGCCTTTGACCCCGATCAGCACGACACCTACATCTGGAATGACTGGTCAGAGTGGATGCAACGCACTTTTTGCGAGCATAAATGGGTTACCGTCACCGGGCCGGGGGCCAGTTGGAAAACTACCAGTGCCGCGCTCTATGGATTAGCTCGTTGGTATTCTTCGCCGCACGACACAGTAGTAATTGTCGTATCCACCACGCTCGATGGGTTGCGACGGCGAATCTGGAAGGAAGTAACCAAGTTCTATCGGATAAATAGTGGTGGCATAGGTAATCTTGTCCAGAGTCGGAATTGCATCCAATTTCTCAAAGGAAGCGACGACGCTGGGATATTCGGCCTCGCGGTGGACAAAGGGGACATCGGCAAGGCGGTCGGCAAGATTATAGGGTTCCATGCCCGGAACATGATCGTGATTGTGGACGAAATGCAAACGGTCAACGAGGCAATTGTCGAAGCCTGCGTAAACCTCGAATCCGGCGCGGAAAATTTCGAGTTTAAGGGGCTGGGCAACGCCGATAGCCATTTTGACCCGCACGGGCGAATGAGCGAGCCAAAAGAGGGCTGGAACTCGATAACGCCCGAGTCTGCCGAGTGGGAAACCAAGCACGGGGTTTGTATCCACTTGGACGGGTTTGATTCCCCAAATCTCAAGGCCGGCTACGATAAATATCCAGGGTTACTCAAACAGCGCGATATTGATTCCACCGTCGAGCATTACGGGGAAAATAGCCCGCAATTCTGGCAAATGCGCCGTGGTTTCTGGGCACCGGAGGGAATCACTCGCACTATCCTTTCCGAGACCATGATCGCCAAATTTAGGGCGATGGAGAAGCCAATCTGGATTTCTGGCTTCAAACAAGGCGCGGTGCTTGACCCGGCTTTCGAGGGCGGTGATCGGTGCGTGTTGCGCTTCCCGCGCTGTGGGGAAATCGAAGTGGACGATAAGGCGGTCCTCGCGCTGGATTTTGGCGACTATTTTATCATTAAACTTGATGTCACCGCTTCCGAGCCAATCCACTACCAGATTGCGCGAGCAGTTAAGGATGAGTGCGAAAAGAGGACGATTCCTCCTTCCATGTTTGCTTATGACTCCACCGGAGAGGGCGGGGGCTTAGGGTCGATCATTGCTCGGGAATGGTCGCCTCAGATTATCGGGGTCGAGTTCGGCGGCCGGGCCAGTGATCGGCCCGTTAGCGAAATCAATCTTCGCCCCTGCCGGGAGGAGTATTACAACCGGGTAACCGAGCTGTGGTTCGGGGTCCGGGTTCTGGTGCAAAACGGTCAGGCCCGTGGACTGGATGCTGCGACCGCGACCGAGTTCTGCAAACGGCAGTATTCCATGCGCGGGATGCTGATGATGGTGGAAACCAAGAAGGATATGAAGGCGCGGGTCGGTTCTTCTCCTGACCTAGCTGATACCGGAGCTATCGCTGTCGAGCTATTCCGTAAAACGATGGGGCTAATGACAGCCAGTGGAGTAATCGGAAAGAAGGCGAGCGAGCAGTTTACCGAGTTCGCCAAGAAGTTCGATGTGGCCAGCGACCCGGACAATTATTTGGTCGCAGAGAACTTCTGATTTGACAAACTGTTGCTATTGCAACTACAAGCGGTTGTGTCCCGCATCCTTCCCATGCGCTACATAGTGTATGCGTCGATTGAAAGATAGGACGCTTGTCCCTCCTGGAGATTTTCGTTTCACTGACGAAACAGGCCACACCACTAGGGCGAAAAGTTACCGTGATTGGGTTTCTACTGCCAAGGATCACCGCCGCGCTAATAATTTGGATGTGCCGCCTGATCTTGAAGCCAAGATGAACGAACAGCTCTGCGGGGTAATTCCTCCAGAGTGGTGTGATCGTGATCCAGGAGATACTGCCTGGGTAGATACCAGGTTTTCCTGGGCTGATTTGGCGGAGGGAATGAAAGTCTTCGGCCACTGGGCCGCTTTGGGCCTGCCTTTGGCCCAAGAGAAGGAAGCAAATCGCCGGGCCGCCATCTGCGTCTCCTGTCCGCTCAATGTTCAGGTTTCAGGCTGCTCGACCTGCCACAAAATTGCTTCTCTCCTGACCGGAGCGGTCGCCCAAAAAAAGGGAGCATACGACGATTCTCTTCGGGCTTGTGCCATCTGCCACTGTGCTTTGCGGGCGATGGTCTGGTTTCCGATGGAGACCATTGAAAGCAATGAGTCAGCAGAGCGCCAAGCACTTCGTCCCAATTTCTGTTGGGCCAAAAAGGGAGGGGAAAATTATGCCACTGCCTGAACTAGAGGTTAAACGCATTTTCGCTATCGACATTGGGGAAACCGAGACTGGCCTGATTGCAGTGGTTAAATCCATAGTCGAAAGCAAGGCCGCTATCATTAAAGCCCCCAATATGCGGCTGATGATGGCTGAGATTTCCAAGATCGTGAAAAAGCGCCGTTCTTATCTGCGGCGTTTCCCTTTTACTCCCAGTTCAATTTTAACCATCGAAGAGAATATGGCCAAACCCGCCCGGCTCATTCTTCCTTCTAACGGGAATTAGGCATGGACGGAGTCGCCACGCTGGATGAAAAAACGAAAGCTGTGCCAGAGGCACGGATCGGGAGCGAGAAGGATGCTCGCACGGTGGTTGACCAGCTCCGGGAAGCGGAACGGATTCGTTCTCGTAAAAGAGCCAAGATTCAGGGGATGCTGGACGGGAACCCGCCCTACAATCCTGTTACCCTGAGAAACAAGGGGCAGGGTCACCGCACCAACCTTAATCTGCGTGAGGGCGAAGGGATGGTCGATTCGGCCAAAACTCCCTACTACGACCTGGTATTTGAAGTTCCGCAGTTTGCCCAGGTTTATTGCGAATATGGGGACAATGACCAGCGCAATTACGAGTGGGGTCAGATTATTTCCAAGCGTTACCATGACATGCTCGATTCCTGGGCAGGGATGGATTTTCATTTTCAACTGCACCAATGGCAGATGTGTGTCTTTGGAGCAGGCCCGTTGTGTTGGCGGGACGCGAGAGACTGGCGTTCGCAGGCGGTGAAGGCTGGTCAAGTCCTTGTTCCAGACGATGCGCCCGCCAACCTAGAGGAACTGGAAACCCTTGTCCGGCCACGCCCGATTACGCCGGGCGATCTTTATCAGTCGATTAAAAACGAGAAAGCGGCAACGGCGGCGGGGTGGAATGTTAAGATTGTAAAACAGGCGATTGTCGATGCTGCCCCAGACAGCCCCAGTGTGCTGAACGACTGGGAGTATTATCAGGCCCAGATTCGGGCCGGTGACGTAACCTGGAACGCCAAATCAAAACGAATCTTTGTCTGCGATCTCTTCCAGAAGGAGTTCAACGGCACGGTCTCGCATTTTATTCTCCTCGACAGTGACTCGGTTATCAGCCAAAAGACGGGTTACAAGAGAGACGAGGACTTTCTGTTTAAGAAGATCGGGCGTTTCGATTGTTTCGACCAGATCATCTGTCCGTTTTTTTACGATGTTGGCACGGGTGAATGGCATTCGATTAAGGGGCTGGGACCGAAGATTTACGATTTCTGTGAAGTGTCAAATCGCTTGACCGGCGAGATGATTGACGGCGCTCGAATCGGGAGTGGGATAACGCTCGAAGCTGCTGACGCCAACGCACTTCTCCAGACACAGATCGTTCACATAGGCGGTGGTGTAGTAATTCAACCGGGGTATAAGGCCGTTCAATCCCGCATTGCCGAGTCACTCGAAGGGCCACTCGCAGTAAAACGCGATTTGCAGAACACTCTACAGTCGAACACGGGTCAATATCGCCAACGAGTCTCCGAAGAAAATCACGAACCAACTCTCGGTCAGGCTCAACTGAATGCACAGCAGCAGTCTGTTCTGAGCAAGGGCGCTGTCAACCGCTACTACAAAACCCTCGATGGCTGGCACAAGGAAACTATCCGCCGCGCTCTGGCGATGGGGGTCAAGCTTTTCAAAACCCATAAGCAGGACACGCCGGATGATTACTCGACCGCGATGAACGATTCGGAACGCGGGGCGCTAAAATTTATTCAGGGCTGTGTTGCTGATGGGGTGCCGCAGGAGGCACTGGCAATGGAGTATATCTGCTCCATCAAAGCGACTCGGGCGATTGGCTACGGTAGTGCGCAAATGCAGGAACTCGCGACGGGCGGCTTGATGCAGCTCTTGCCCATGCTAAACGAAGAGGGACGCAACAATGTCCTTCGGCGTCGGGCCGCCCTTCTCGTGGGCCAGGCTAACGTGGATGCCATTGTCCCACCTTATCAGCAGGCCGATGTGCCGGATGACCAGGTTTGGGCCGCGACGATGGAAAACAACGCCCTCCGGGAATTGGGCGGGGACATTATTCTTACCCCCAAACAGGACCATGTTGTTCACTTTGGGGAGCATTTGAAAGACGTGCAGCAGCACGTTCAGCAGACCCAGGGCGGGCAAAATCCGCAGGGCGATCCTTCTGATCCAATGAAGCTGTTGGTTCATTTGGAACAGGCTGGTCCGCACATGAACGCGCACCTTGTCCACATTCAGGGTGA